CACCGATTCCAATAATTACCCAAGGCACCCAAGTCGGAACTAATCCTAATAGCCAATCTATTCCAAACATTATATTTTTGGAACTTTTCTACGTTCCATTCCCATCATTACAGGATTTCTTTTCTTGGAAACACCCGGTTCTCTTTGGTCAGCAGGTAAATTAGGTGAACCACTACCTGCAACAGCACTAACTGTATTAGTTGGTCCTCCACCACCGATTGCTCCACCACCCATGCCATCCTCTTTAACAGGAACACAATTAGGAACCATACGGTCACCTTTTTTCTTCATGCCTTTTGCCGTATATCCTGTCCAGCAAGCTTCTCTTAATTCTTTAAATGTTTTCATTAGCAGTGCCACTTTCTTAGTGCTAGTGCTTTACGAGTTGGTTCACCATTTGGTTTTTTCATCGCACCTTCCATACCACCCATGCGAGCACAGAATGATTTTCTACGATTAGCCGCTTTAGAACCAGGTTTTAATTTAGATGGCTTTGTTGTAACTGCCATCGATAAATGTGAACCAGGATGTTCTGCACGATAAGATGCAATACCTTTACGATTTAATCCACCCTTTGGATCTTTGCCTGCTTTTCTTTGCCAAGCAGCAGATTCTTCAATAAGTTCTTCATCACTTACTGATTCCAATCTTTCCCAAAGCAATTCTGAATCAATATTGAATTCGATAGCAGCTTGTTCTACCATTTCTTCGATAACATCAAATAATTGTTCAACTTCTTCAGGTACACAATTTGGAACAGTTCGACCATTCTTTTCTTTTGTGCCGACAGCAGTATATCCAGTCCAACAAGCTTTCTTTAAGTCGCCTGTTGGTTTTTTAATTTCTTCTAGGTATTGTTTAAATGTTTTCATATTTGTCGTAATATCTCTGCGATATTCATATCAACTGGTATTTCAGTAGTATGAATTGTTTTACCTTTAATGCCTCTAACTACCTCAGGCAATATATTTAAATACAATAAAAAAGTTTTAAGTATATCAAAATCTCTTTCATCAATTCTATAAAACAATATTCTTGCCGTTACTTCTGGACCAAAAACATTATTTAATAGAATGATGTGATTAATAATCAATCGTTCTTTGAGAGTCTTAGTTACCTTATACCTACGAAACAATCGTTTTAGATATTTGGTTCTTTTAATATCTCCTTCAAATTCTGACATAATACAATTTGGTGCTGCATAGCACTTCATAGCATACATCATAAAATTATCTTCATTCAACTCATCGAACATTATATTATTCTTCTTTTAGTAGTTCTTCCAATCCTGATTCATCTGTTACTGTGGCAAACGACTCATAAACACCTTCATTCAACCAAAAGCTATAGTAAAAATAATAATCAGTACCTTTACATTCAAGGATAACAATTTCTTCACCCTCATCCACATCTTCAAATATCACATTGGGTAAGTCAATGCCAAATTGTAATAATGTTCTTTGGCTATTTAACCAATCATAATATGGGTTTATACTGGATTCATTCAATGAAAAATTTAATTCTTCATTAATAGCATCGATGTCTAAAGAAGAAACGGAGATAACCGTTAAGTCATCTCCGTTCGATTCAACAAATTGTTGAAAGCCCAACATTAGCTAATTAAGATAAGGCCGTTAGCGGATGTAGCGGATACACCTTCATCAGCAGCAGTAACAATAACACGGAATACGAAGTTGTTTGCAGCTGTAGTCCATGGTGTTGCTTGGAATGTTGCGGATGTAACGCCAGCCTTACGCATACCGCTAGGTTGTGGATTATTTCCATCAGCCATATTAACCCATACACCGCCTGAATTATTATTAACTTGCCATTGATAGGTCAGGTTGGCAGCGGTGTTACCAGTCAATGTAGGTGTTACTGTGAACAATACTGTATTAGCATTGGCAGCGCTATGAACAACAGATTTTGTACCGGGATTGCTTAGTGTAATGGATACGTTGGCATATACTTGAGCATCCCCATCACCATTTACATTAGCCAAAGCAACCAAAACTTCTTCTTGAACACGACCTGCACGACCACCAGAACCTGTTGTGCGTAATACCCAACCAGAATGAGCACCTTTATTACCGTCAACTGCAGTTTCTTGGTTATCTAAAGCAAATAAACCAATGGTTTCACCTACTGTATATACATCGGCAGTAGTGTTGGCATAAAGTAGAGCTACGTTAGCTGCCGTAGGTCTAGCTACTTTTCTTGCATTTGTTGCATTTGCAATTGTTGAATTCACAGCCCAATATGGTGCATTGGCTGCGTTATCGTTATTTCCCCATGAGGACATTATTATTCTCCTTTAAATGTCGGTTATATGTTATTTATCTTATTTTTCTTTTTGTTCGGAAGGTCTTTTACTGTACCATTTAAATCCGGACGATTCTTCATCATTGGGTCAATTTCCAATGTATCTCTCTCGTCACCAGTCAATGTGGTGCCTCCAGATAGTACCGCACGAGCTTGAGGTTTGTTACCACCAGGTAAAGATTTTTCATCGTCCTTGGTGACTTTTGGTTTCTTTCCGTAAGATGTTTGATCTTTATCGTCTTTTTCCCAATCGTATGTTTCTTCTTTCATATTGTGGTGTTTATATAATGATTTAACTATACGAGCGGATTTCGACAGTTGTTTCTTTTTATTGGAAGTATCATCTGTGTTATTAGCCCCGTCAAAGCAAGTTTGTGTTGCAGCCTGAGGATCTTGAAAAATATCTTCAGATGTGGGTTTTATACCAATTTTGCGCTGTAAATAACCTTTAAGTCCTTTAACACGTTTCTTGGCAATTTCATCGGATTTTGCGTGTAAGTCAGCAAAGCTCTTTGACATATTTTTACCTGGTTCAGCAGCATCACGATTGGCTTGAGCATTTTTTAAACTAACTGTTGATTTATCTTTATACGAAATCATTGTAGATTTTTTCAATTCATCAATCCGTTCCTCTTTCATCTGAACAACAGAATGTAATTTATCTTCTTTACCATCTCTACGTTGCAATCTGCTACCTTCTGCGTGTTTTTTTGCAGCTTCAAGATTTCTATGGCTGAAATCCATAACATGAGTCATTTTATCGGTATCAGGGTCGTGATATGTTGCTCTAAATTTATATGGATAATGTTTTGCTTCTTCTAAATCAATTTCTTCTTTATTCAAATGCTTCTCTAAACGGTCAATCGCAGAAGTCATACCTCCGGAGTTTTTTTCAATTTCATTATGTTTTTTTTCTCTTGCATCTATGCCGGCACGAAATTTACCTAAAGGCGACATTTTATTTAAACGAGAATGATTTTCTTTACCAATCAAATTTGATTCTATCGATTCAAAAGTGTGTTGTTGTTTCCACTTTATAAAAGCGGAAGATTTAGCATAAGCAACTTTTTGATTTGGAGTTGCTGTTGCTGGATTAATACCTCTAGATTTAAGATATTGATCTAATGATGCACTCTCAATTAAAGATTTTTCAGATTCAATTTCTTCAAATTTATGTGAAGTTCTCCATTTTTTGAATGAATCTGATTTGGCGTGAGATATTTTTTTATCTTTAGTTGTAACATTAGGATTAATACCTCTAGACATCAAATATCTATTTAATACACCAGATTCAGCAATATTTGCTTTTGCTGACCAAGGATCAAAAGGATTGTTTCCAACTGTTCCTCTGGCTGGTTCTGGATTTTGTTTGATGATGCCTTTTATTTTTTTGGTCATTTTGAAGTTTTACCTAAATTGGAATTAACTTTTTGAAATGCTAAGCGAGCTAAATTTCTTGCACGACTCATTGGAGTATGTACTGCACCAGATTTATCGGTAACATTTTTTTTAACTTTTTCCCAACCAGTAGAACCAGCAATAGTTGTTTCATCAACAAACTCTTCTTCAACTTTTAAATTTGGCAAATTAGCTTTTGGTTCTTTTGTTTTAATAGATTTTCTTGATGCTGTATCTTCCGGCTCTTTTGTAGCAGGTTCTTTTGTGATATCACCTTTTAATTTAACTTTATATTTTTTAAAATCATTGTCATTTCCACCATCTTTACGGCCAGAAATTTCATCTGTGGTGATATCCGCTTCTTCTTTGTGCATACCCTTTAAAGTTAATGCTAAACGAGCTCGTTTGCCAGTTTTACCGGAATCATGTTTGTGTTTTTGTTCATATTCGGAATTAGATTCGCCAGCACGTTTAGCGGCAGCTGTCATTGCACCTGGATGTTTAATGGCGCCAGCAATCCAATTTTTTTCTTCTAATGATTCAACTTCTTCTTTTTGTGCTCCATAATAAGCACCAAGAGCCATCTTTTTACGCTCTGCTTTGGATTTACCAGCAAATTTAGGATTATCTGAATGAACAAAATCATGAATCCAATCGCCAGCAGAAGCGTCTTTAGAAAGAACTTCATTAATTTGATTATCCAATTCAATTTCTTCGTTACGAGATTTAGCAAGATTATCTTTATGTGAAATAGAATCTTTAGGAGCAGATTTAACATCTTTCATTGACAATGGCTTATCGCCACGCATTTTGCGTAAAAAAGCAGGAACATCGGACTTCTTAACTTCTTCATCATAAACCTCATGTGATTCATCGGTTATTTCTTCTTTTTTCAATTTGCCTTCTTTTTTTTCTGCCTTTAACTCCGCAGCCAACAACCAATCGGGCTTTTTATTTGATTTTTCTTCGGCTTCCCAAGACATTACAACATCTTTTTTCTCATGAATGGAAGATAATAGTTTTTCAGTAAATTCTCTACCTTCTTCAACTTTCTTTTTACCACGAAGAATTTTAAAATCTTGAGCATCAATTTTACCATTATGATTAGCATCAATTTTATCTTGATTACCTTTTAATTCTTCTTTCATTTCTTTGTCTTTAGGACCTTTTAATTTGTCCACATCATGTGCAGTTTGATCCTTACGAGCTTTTGCAGAATTTCCGTAACTGTGGCCATATACCTTAGTACCTGTTGGTGTGGGTACCTTTTCGGATTCAGGTTCAAGAAGTAATTTTGATCCTTCATCCAAAACTGAATTAACAGCATCCAACATAGCCTGAGATACTTTATCTTTTGCAAACATTACCGTGCTCCCTTTTTATTTTTCTTTTTTATAATATCTGATACTTGTACTTTGTTATCATATGGTGTAACCATAGGTTCTTTATTACTAGCGCCACCAGAAGTACCACTAACACCCATATCACAGGTGCCCGGATCATCTATTGCTTCTTTTTTAATTTTGCGCCTAAACTTACTAAATTCTTTACTATTATTACTATCAAAATTATAATCACCACTCAACGGATTTGGTGAACCTCCAGATGGCATCGCTGTACTAGCAGGATTCGAATTACTATATTCTTGATTCTCACTATATGTTTGATTGCCTAATCCGGCACCGCCAGTTAAACCTGAACCATTAGTGCGTGTATTCCATTCACTACCAATTCCATCCGGTTGATTGATACGACCACCATAACCGGATGATTTGGTTTTCTTTACTTTTTCTTTGTCTTTGCTGAACTTGGTTTCTTTTGGTTCGGGAAAGATTTGGATCGTGGCTTCTTCTGCGTAGACCCCGGCGTTTTGGCCGAAGGTGTAGGTTTTACCGTTGGGGTTTTTTCTTGGGTAGGTGTTGCCTTTAATTTCATCTCCGCTGTAGGTTGCTGAGTTGTCTGGGGTACTGTCACCTGGACTTTTGGTTGAGATTCCTGTGCTGGTTTTTGTTTTTTGAAAAAACCGATTATATGTTTTAGCATTTTTTTCTTCTTCCTTAAATAATGAATTAATTTTAATATTGATATCTAATTTGTTATTACGATTCAACCAATCTTCGGATGTTTCATTTAACAAATTCGAATCCAAAAAATTCTTAGTGGATTCATACACATCATGGATATCACTTTCTTTACTTTCGATATTTCCTGTATTATCAAAAGCAACGAAATTTTGAAACACCTCCGTGAAATATTTAGTATTTCTTTGAGATTTGGCCCATTTATCTTGCCTAACCGACTCTACCATCATTCTGGATAAGAGTGAGTTTCTTTCTCTTGAAACTTCATCGGAAGTATCAACAAAAACCATCATGGTTTCGTAACCAAGGCTTTCCAATTCTTCTTTGATATGGGAAATTCTATTTACATCATCAGCTGGACCATTAATAATCAACGGTCTACGACTACGAATACTTTCTCTACGGAAATCTTTGGATTGCTCTGATAATTTTTGTTTGTCGGCCAAATAATCTTGCGCTTGTACAAAATTTAATTCAACGATACGAGATTCGGCAATAGCTTCACGAATAATGACATCTTTACCTGAACCTGGTCCACCAGTTACAAAGATTGCACGAAAAAGTCCACGGTCGACATTCTCATGTAAACCCATGCCCCTACGAGTATCGTGCATCAATTCTTTAGTGTGCTTATCGGATACATGAGCAGGAACACCTTTACGAAATTCTTTAACATTTCCGGTGGCCGCATGTTGCCTCATTTTAGTGCCTGACATTCCTTCTGCACCTTCTGCATCAGGATCACGATGACCAGCAGAGTGTACATTAATCTTTTTAAAATTGTACTTACCATGACCAGCTTCTACATTATTATATTTGTGTAAAAGATGGTGCATTTCTTTAACACGATCCGAACCTACTACCATGTGTAAATGAGTTACACCTTTTTTATGTAATTCAGCAGCATGATGTAAAACTGTTGGATGTTCTTTTGATGAAGATTTAATAGTTGTATCGGGTGAATATCTCTTTAAATGTTTTACTTTTTCTGTGCCACTCAATGGATTTTTTTTAGAATCTTGTGAGTGTGAAACAATAACGGAATGTGTTGCACCTTGTTTGTGAGCAATTTCTTTAACTTTGTTTATTAATTTTAAATGACCGGTGGTGGGCGGATTCATTCGACCAAAAGTTGTAACATGGTGTTTAGAAGAAGATTCTTCTTCCTGTAGAATTTCTAAAAAAGACTTCATTTAAATTTTATGTCCTAATGTCTTTTTAAATGCATTTAAATGTTCATCTTTATCTAAATCAATATGACTTTTATTTAAACCTTTGACACCCGCTGGATGAAAAGCAACCGTTCTAGCACTTTTATTGCCTTTTTGTTTTTCTCTAATTCGCCATTTACCTTCGCCTGAAATTGAAGGTAAACCGTGGCCAGTTTCATCTTTTTTACCAACTTTATATGTTCCGTGGCCACCAACTTGTAAAATATGTACATGATGGTCTTTTAAATACGCTTCAGCGGGGTGCAAATTTGGATGATTAATTTCAATTGTTTTTGTTCGGCCACTAGCCGTTACTGGAGATTTGTGGGGATCTGGTTCGTGTTTATTCATATGTTTAAGAATACCGGAGCTTTCAATATGTTTAGCATATTCTGGTCGTTTTGCTCTTTGAGCATCTTTAATATGCCAACCCCCTTTTTTTGGATCATGATGAATTGTTAATTGGCCCATGGCAGCTGTTGTGCCATTCTTAGTTTCACCATTGAGTAAATGACCCGAAACGGTTCCAGCGTGGAAATGTCCTTTTTTCTTATTTTCTACAGAAAAATCGGTACCATTAGTTGAGCCAGCACCAGATAAGTGTTGTGGCATAATACCATGTTTTTTTAATCTGTTTACAAAATTAGTTTCATATTCGTGGCCTTTATTTTTAGGCTCATCACCAGGTTTATGTAATTTTGAAATAGGAATTACATGGTGATTTCCAGCTTCATCTTCAGCATGAACATGAATTTTATTATTGATGTGTTCAACCTTGTGTAATTTTACGGCCGAACCAGCAGGAATATCATCATGTTCTTTGGCCAATACATGAGTTGGTTTATTGGATCCAAGATGTGGTTCAATATATTTTTTTTGATGTTCTTGGCCAATTGAACCTGATGCGGTTAATTTACCACGACCCTCGATGATATAAGTTTTAAATGTTATCATTTTCTTACTTTTAACAAATTCTGTTTAGCAAACTCAGCACGATTAACCAATTTAGTCGGTTCATTTTCATGGTGTACTACAAAGCCTTCCGGTTTAGATTTGTTGCCTTCAATGTGATGTTCATAACGACCTTCGTGTGTTTCTAATGAATTAACTAAAGAATTTTTGGCTTGATGTAAATGGTGGTGCATTGAAAATAAATTACCATAATGTTCTTTATTTTTTTCAACGTGTGCAATCTGTTTTTTGCCTTCGCCAGTTTTTTCTGATTTACTTTTTTCAGTTTTAACTTTAGATGCCATTTTTGCATGTTCGCCATGTAAATGTTCTTTAAAACCTTTTACACTCGGCACCTCATCATGCCTTACTGTTTTGTTTATGTATGTTGATAAGTGTCCAGTTTCTCCACTATGTTTTGGATGAATAGCATCATACATTTTGTGGCCGTGTGTGTCATGAATTTCTTTAGCAGCAGCCATATGTTTTTGAAAGTGTTTTTCATTTTCTGGTGAATGAGATACTTTACTTGTATCGTGTTCAGCGCCATGAACATGGACATCTGGATGTTCTTTAAACTTACTCATATCAACATGAGGTGAAGCAGAAGTCATATTGTGATTATATTGATGATGAACTACAACACCAACTTTAGATTTTTTAATCTTTTTTGCTTCATCACCATGTGCGGTATATGTGATTGTATTTGGCGTAAAAGAAACTTTTCCTTCTTTAGCTTCAATAACATAACCTTCGTTTAATTTTCCACTATCTTGATGATGCATCAGGTCACCTTGGAATACACCAGTTTTTGGTGTTACTTTTGGTAGGTGTTTTAGTGCATGCTTAAGAGATTTGACTAAACCTGGAGCATGGCCATGGTTCTTTTCAATATCTTTTTCGGTATGGTTAATCTTAGGGTTTTTATTGAAAGCAGATTTGGTTGCAACAAAGAACTTACCATTTTTAGGATGATGACCAAAAACGAGAGATGGAGAACCATCATATTTCATCGTTAAATTGGTGTTTTTATGGCCTCCAGTCATATGCGCATGAGCTTTCATTAAAGTGCCATGAGCATGTTCAAAGCCAGCGTGGCCGTGCATTAATGGTCTATCTTCAGCATGGTGGATATGCTTTAGTTCAGAACCTTCAGTTTCTTCTTTTAAGAACGATAAAAATGATTGCATGAATTTTTCTCCAGATTGCAACACACTATGGTTGCCGGTTTACTTATTTATACAACTTTTAAATACACATAGCCATACATTTAAAAGGTTGGCTTTACTACATAGTGACTAAATTGTTGGATCCTGGTATTCTTTAAAGATGATAAATGGTGATTCTTCTCTGATTGCATGCAATTCAAAAAGTTCTGGTTTTTGTAAATAGGACATCAACATTAAGGTTTGGTCATCATCTATTAAATCATTTTTTAATAATTCATTGATGCTGTGGTGTATTAAACTTTCCAAATTTGGCCATATCTCTTTATCTGCAACGATCATTGATCCATGTATGTGTACTATGTTATTGGCAATCACGTCCGATATAAAGGTACCTTCTTTAAAATCCCTAACATTAAAGAAATGGATTTTATCTTTGGCAAAAGGATATTGCCACTTTTTAACACCATTAAGTGTTGATTCTTCTCTACAATAACCAAAATCCAGCCAAGCAACCAAATCATCTTGTATTAAGTTTGATTGTATAGCACGATTAACAAAAGAAGATTTGAGAGCATTTACTAAAACATAATCAGCGTTCCAATACTCTGGATTGCGTACTTGCGTAGGATTTATTTTGCTTAAATAATCAGGATTCTTTTGAATTTTAGTAATTTGTTCTCGTAACTCTTTAAAACTATTAGGAAAATCAATAACCAGAATGTCAGTTTGTTTATCCTGTCGTAAAAATTTAACTTCATCTACCAGGTCTTTTGATGTATACACCACCATATTGTTTTCGAGTTTAGCCATGTGGCCAAATCTTTCAAAATAAGTTTTGGTTGTTCGGTGTAAGTAATGTGGTAATCCTTTATCTGGTGTCCATTCTCCACGACCAATATCAAAGAAAGCGGTAACTATTGTAATGTTGTTCATTTTACACCATTAATATGGATTTGTGAAGGGGCTTTAAATTCAGAGTTTTCTTTTTTTCTCATAATAGCATGAACATAACAAGGATAAGTGTAAATGGTGCCATCGTAGGGTTTTAATTCTTTTAATCCGGATGAACTCATACACTCCGATAGATACATACCCACCATTTCATAATTATTTTCTCTAGCCAAACACTCAAAGAATACTGGACTATACGAAAAAAATCCGTGATTTGCTTCTAAACAAGGCAAAACATGTATGGCAGTACCATATACTTTTAATAAATCATGTATTAATTTAAAAGCCGATAATTGACCAATCAGATGTTCTGTTGTTCCGTGATTGGTAACTAATTCATAACGACCCATGTGTTCATCTGGACATTGTATGTAATTTAAATTCCATTGTAAAGATTCCGGATCCAACGGATCCAAATCAATAGAAGTATATTCGTGGCCCCAAGATTGGTGCATGGACTTACAACTCATATTATACTTATATTGTTCAGCCAAACCAACATTCAAATTTAAAGCGGCCAAATACTCCTCAAAAAAAAGTTTATCTTCAAAGTGAACAGTTTGAGCACCCAACTCCATAATTTTTATTTTATCGGTAAAATTATGATAACCTTTATCTTTTAAAGTTTTGTAGTGAACCAAAGTTTCTCTCGTAACTCCCATTATGACTCCGTATTAAAAATAATTACATCTTCATCTGGTGTATATTGTGAAATAATCTTTACACCATATTTTTCTTCATAAAATTTCTTCCAAGCACGAACTCTATCATATTGATGGACAATAGCAAAGATTCTTTTAGTTTTAGCATCTTTAACTAAACCATCTTCAAAGATTGGTCTTTCTTCTAAAAGATGTGGACCAAATTCAGCATATTGAGATTCACGATTGGTAACATGAGCATTCATAGCCCAGCCATCTTCTAATCTAGCAATATGTGTATCTATATTAAATGGCCACATTCTCATTAAGAAATTATAAGCGGCTTGGTCGGCAACCCAATCAGCACGATTAATTGACAATTGAAATAACAGTCCACACAAATCACAGATTGCTTGACCGGTACCGGCTAATGTTCCAACACAAAGGACTTCTGATTCTTTAATATGTTCATAGAAAGTTTCACCAAAACACTTAAAGATATTTTCTTTATTCCAAGTTTCATTTTTAATTAGAATAGCTTCAGAAGAAGCAACTAATTGTTTATCACCAAAACCAATCGTATTTTCTTCCAACCATTCAATAGGATTGGATTGAAAAATTACATCACGAACATCGGTGGTAATAACATAACGATATTCAAATTTATTATCTTTGAGATAATTAAATAAATGCAAAAATCGTTCCATGTGAAACATCATCTTACCATCTGAATTTTTAGGAATTACGGTGAAACCAGCATCACGAATCTTTTGATTGGTTTTTTCTGAAGTGTTAATAGTGATAAGAACTTTATCACCATCAAAATCTGTTTGATTGATTGATTCAATCCAAGGTTTTACTGCATCGTAACCGTAATTACTAAATGCACCAATGATTAGGTCTTTTGCCATGGTAATGTTCCATTATATTTTTGTTTCATCAATTCATTATGGTGTAGGAAGAATTCTTTTTGGACTGACCGCTCTGTGTTGCCCGTCCGATAATTAAGAGTATACAGGTAGTTAGTATCGCATGTCAAGTTATTTTGACGTAGTATATGAGATAACATTCTATCTACTTCTGGTACTCCTGGTTCTCTTGCTTTACGATACCAAATGGGTGTTAGTTGTAACGCAATATTCTTAGGTAAAAAATAACAACCAACATCTACGAAATAATCTTCGTCACCTAAACACGATGGCCATTTACCTAAAGATTCACAATCATCATTACACATATAGTTACCATCTTTGTCGGTAATCTTGCGTAATGAGAAAGCCCATTGATTGCCAGATTCAATAACTTCTACAAGTGATTCTACATGGTCGGGATCCAACCAGTTATCTTCATCCAAAAAACATACATATTCACCTTTGGCAAGATAGGTTGCTGCACCATAGATGCGGTGGCCATTATATCGGTCTGTTCCCGTTGCATATGGAAGATAGATTGTATCCATATTCTGATTGTGATTCTCAAAGATGATATTATCAGCTTCTTCATGCTGGCCATCAACAACCACCAGATGTTGTATATTTTCGTATGTTTGATTTTTAACGGACTCAAGAGCTTGCTTGAGGTAAGGCGCACCTGTTGTAGGTGTAATCACAGTCACCATGGGTTTCATAATAATTAATCTCTAGTTAGTTTTAATATCTTTTCTATCTGTGCTTCAATGGCAGGTTTACGATTAGGCCA